TGCTGGTAATCAATTAGAAGCAGAAATGGAAACATCTGAAATAGAACCTATTCCAGGACAAAGAACTAAAATTACTGGAGTTAGACCTATAGTAGATTGTGCTTCGACAGTAGCTCTTAAAACAAGAGATGCTTTAGTAGATACTGCTGTAACTTCTAGTTACGTTGCAGCAAATCCAACTGGCATAGCACCATTGAGACAATCTGGTAGATATGTTAGAGCTAATGTTAAAATAGCTTCTGGAACTAACTGGAATGACGCACAAGGTATTGATGTAACAGCAACACCAGCAGGAATTAGATAATGGCAGACATAACAGAATTAGATATTGATAACGTAAGATATTCTTTTGATACTCAAGAATATTTTCAAAGACAAGTAGAAGTAGCATTAAACGAATATATAAATAAATTTAACACAGAAAACGATAAAGTTTTCACATGGTTTATGGGAAATTAATATGGCAGGAATAAAAGATTATAGTATAACCGCAGCGAATAACACTACAATAGGAAGTATTAATACAGCAGAAGGAATGTTACCTTCTAATATTAATAACTGTTTTAGAGGCTTAGGTGCTGAACTTAGAGAATGGTATAACGATTCTCAATGGGTTATTTATGGCGATGGAGATAATGGATTTACTATTACTTATGCTTCAGCTACTTCATTCACAGTAAGCGGTGTAGATGTTACAAGTATTTATCATATAGGTCGTAGAGTTAAAGCAATAGCTACAACTCCAGGAACTATATTCGGAACAATTAGTGCAAGTACATTTTCAACTAATACAACTGTAACTGTTGTGTGGGATAGTGGTTCATTAGCTAATGAAGCAGTAGAAATTTATCTTGCTATACTATCTAAAACTGGAGATTCAATTCCAGAATCTGTAATCACAAATGCTAAAGTCGCAACAGGAGCTGCAATTGACGCAGCTAAAATTGGTGGCGGTGCAGTATCTAATTTAGAATTTTCATATCTTGACGGAGTTACATCTGCAATACAAACACAAATAAATTCAAAACAAGCTACAATAACAGGTGCTGCTACAACAATTGTATCATCTGATTTAACTGCTAGTAGAGCTGCTATATCTAATTCATCTGGAAAGATTGCTGTATCAACAGTAACAGATACTGAACTAGGTTATGTATCTGGAGTAACAAGTGCTATTCAAACGCAACTTGGAACTAAACTTACAGCTTCAAATAATTTATCTGATGTATCTTCTACATCTACTGCTAGAACTAATTTAGGTTTAGCTATTGGTACAAACGTACAAGCATATGATGCTGAACTTGCAGCAATCGCTGGATTAACTTCTGCCGCTGACAAAGGTATTCAATTTACAGGATCAGGAACAGCTGCAGTATTTGATTTAACAACTGCTGGTAAAGCATTACTTGATGACGCTGACGCAACAACTCAAAGAACAACATTAGGATTAGGAACTATAGCAACTCAAAATGCTAATAGTGTAACTTTAACTGGTGGAACAATTACAGGATTAGGTGATCCGTCATCTTCTTCTGAAGTTGCTACTAAAAATTATGTTGATAATTTAGTTACTGGTCTTAGAACAAGAGTTATTGCTAGAGTTGCTTCTACTGCAAATGTTAATATTTCTACAGGATTAGAAAATGGTGATACTTTAGATGGTGTTACATTAGTAACAGGAAATAGAGTTTTATTAAAAGATCAATCTACTGCATCTCAAAATGGTTTATATATTGTTGTAGCTTCAGGAGCTGCTTCAAGAGATACAGAATTTGATATAATATCAGAATTAGCTGGACAGTTAATTTTAGTATCAGAAGGCTCTACTCATGCTGATGATTTATTTTTATGTACAACAGATACTAGTGCTACACTTGGTTCTAGTTCTATTTCATACGTACAAGTATTTCCAAGTTCAGGTGGTACAGTAACATCTGTAGCAGTAGCTGATTCAGGATCTTCAGAATTTACAGTAACAGGAAGTCCAATAACTTCTTCTGGTACAATATCACTTGCAGTTAATTCAATTGCTGCAACTAAGATTGGAACAGGTACAGTAGATAATACAGAATTTGGTTATTTGAATGGTGTAACTTCAGCTATTCAAACTCAAATAGACAATAAAGCAAGTAAAGGATTCTCAATAGCTATGAGTATTGCTTTATAAAACAAACTAATATATAGGAAAATAACATGGCACAAGATTTTACAAGATATAAAGAAAGACTAGTAGGAACATCTGCAACTACTTTATTTACAGCAAACTCAAATGATACAATCGTAGGTATATCAGTTGCTAATGTAACAGCAACAGCAGTTAATGCAGATGTATTTATTAACGATGGATCTAATGATTTTTATTTAGTTAAAAATGCACCAATACCTGCAGGATCAGCATTACAAGTTTTAGATGGTGGAGCTAAAGTTGTTGTACAAAATGGTGATATTTTAAAAGTTAAATCCGACACAGCTAGTTCATTAGATGTTTGGATTTCAACTGTTGATGCAATATCATAATAGGAAAATATAAATGCCTTTCATAGGAAATAAACCTTCTGCAGTACCTTTAACTTCTGCGGATATAGCTGATAGCATTATAACATCTGCAAAGATTGTAGATGGTACTATTGTTAATGCAGACATTAATGCTACATCAGCAATCACATTAAATAAATTATCTGGCAATCCAAGTTTCAGAAATATAGTTATCAATGGTGATATGCAAATTGCACAAAGAGCAACAAGTGTAACATCTATAACTACTGGTGCATATAGAACAACAGATAGATGGTTATTTGATGTAAGTTCACTTGGTACTTGGACTATGTCGCAATCAACAGATGTACCTTCAGGATATGGTTTTGCTTATTCAACAAAAGTAGATTGCACAACTGCTGATGCTTCACCTGCTGCTGGAGATTATTTAGCTTTAGAACAAGCAATAGAGGGACAAAATTTACAATATTTAAAAAAAGGAACTGCAAGTGCTGTATCTTTAACAGCATCATTTTGGGTTAAATCTACAAAGACTGGAACTTTTATTGTAGAACTTTTTGATTCTGATAATAGTAGAAGTATATCTAAATCTTATACTGTAAGTGTATCTAACACTTGGGAATTTAAAACAGTTACATTTGCTGGTGATACAACTGGTGCATTTACAAATGATAATGGAAAAAGTTTAGTTTTTAGATTTTGGTTAGGTGCTGGAACTACATATACAAGTGGAACTTTAAATACAAATTGGGGTACAGCTACAAATGCAAACATAGCAGTTGGACAAGTTAATATAGCAGATAGCACATCAAACGATTTTTTAATTACTGGAGTTCAATTAGAAGCTGGAACAAGTGCTACTGATTTTGAGTTCTTACCTATTGATGTTAGCTTAGAAAGATGTGCAAGATATTATTATAAATTTGGCGAAATGTGGATTAATACTCAATATGCAAGATTTGGTGGTGCAGATGGTGTTTCTGCAAATAATTTACAATTTAAAACAAGAATGAGAGCAAATCCTTCTTATACACATGGAACAGCTGGAAACAATGTAGCTAGTAGACGAGGTAGTACAAATGCTGACTTTACAATAGCAAGTGCTGAAGGTGCAAACACAGATAGTTTAAACATGACAATATATAATGGTGGTGGTGGATTATCTTGGTCAGCTGGTACTGCTTTTCCTGCTGTATATTCTAACTTAGAAGTTAACTCGGAATTATAATGATTATTAGTGTAGAAAAAATATATACAAGTACAGATTTTCGTTATTTAATAACTTTATCAGATGGAAAAAATTGGTCTGTACCAAATGACACAGCAAACACAGACTACCAAGCTATTCAAAAGTGGATTGCTGAAGGTGGTGTTGTAATTGATAGTGGGGGAAATTAATATGCTGTCGCTAGACTTCATTATTAAATTGCTTGTAAAGACTAACAATAAAATTATAAAAGGAATTTAATAATGCCACTAACAAAAATACAATCACTAGGAATAACTGATGGCACAATAGTTAATGCCGATATTAATGCTAGTGCTGCTATAGCTGGAACTAAACTAACTGGTGTTAATGATGCAAAAGTATGGGTTAATTTTAATGGTACAGGAACTCCTGCTATTAGAGCAAGTTTTAATGTTAGTTCTATTACAGATAATGGAACTGGTGATTATACAATTAATTTTACAAATGCTTTGACTGATGTAAATTATGCTTGGTCTGGAAATTGGGGTATTACTTCTGTTTCAGGTGCTAATCAAGCAAGTGTTTATGAACATGGAACTAGAACAACAAGTAGTTTGCGTATTATGACAACTCACCTTGACGGGGCAACAGTAGTTGACCAACCTATTGTTACAGTAGCAGTATTTAGATAAAATTATGAAAAGAATAATATATAAAAACCCAGACAACTCAGTAAGCATCATAGTACCTACTGCTGAAGCATTACAATCTATGACAATAGAACAGATTGCAGCTAAAGATGTGCCAACAGGATATAAATATAAGATTGTAGATGTATCTGAAATACCATCTGACAGAAGTTTAAGAAATGCTTGGACTATTAATGAAGCAGAATTAACTGATGGAATTGGTGAATGATTACAATAGATAATACAAAAGCATTAAAAATAGCATTAGATAATTTAAGAGCTAAAAGAAATAAATTACTAAATGAAAGCGATTACATTGTACTTCCAGATAGTTCAATACCATCTGCTAAAAAATCTGAATGGATGACTTATAGAACTGCATTAAGAAATTTAACTCAAGGATTAGACACTATTGAAAAAATCAATAATGTAGTTTATCCATTAAAACCACAAATATAAATGGCTTATATCGGCAAACAACCAGTTGTAGGAAACTTTGTAAAGCTAGATGCTATTACAACATCCGCTACAGCTACATACAATTTATTAAATGGTGGAGTTGCATACTTTCCACAAACTGCA